TTCTTAAGGTCATAGAGATACTCCTTTCTTATCTGTGCGTATTCCGGTGGTATGTTTGCGTTTAAGTATGCCATAATTTATCCTCATTTTATTTCGCCCCAGTTGTCTCCACTATCGAAGTCAACTTTGTTTGGGACTTTTAACTCAACTGCTGACTCCATAATTTTTATTATATCCTCAGCTTGTTTGTCCGATTCCACCGATATATCAACTTCATCATGGATTTGGATATGTGGTAGTATACCATTTTCATAGAGAGCTACCATGGATTTTTTTGTCATATCAGCTGCTGATCCTTGTATCAACCTATTTAATGCTTTGTATGTAAATGCTCTTTTCAAAGGTTCGTCGTATTCTTTTCTAGCTTGTTCTAGTGGTAGTGGCTTATACACACCAAAATGCACAGGTTGCCATAAATCAAAATGACATGCTCTACCCAACAGAGTACGTATCTTACCTCTGTCGTTTGCTTTTCTAGATACATTATCCATCAAAGCTCTAACAAAAGGAGCTTTTCTATGATACTGAGCAATCAATTTCTCTGCTGAATCTTTCATTAATCCTAGTTCTGCCATGAGTTTATTTTTACCCATACCATACATTAGACCCAAATTGATCGTCTTGGCTTGCTTACGTTCTATGCCTGCCATATCTGCTACTACCTGGTGGAAGTCTGCATCACCAGCTCTGTATGCATCAACAATTTCATTAACACCTGGTAACTCTTGTAGCTTTGCATAGTGCACAAGTATTCTAGGTTCTTGTTGTGAGTAATCAAATGTTCCCCACTTACAATTATTTTCAGGTATAAAGATAGATCTTATCATTGGTCCTAAATCTTTATGTCTAGCAGGTATTTGCTGTAGATTAGGATTAGACATACTAAATCTACCAGTGACTGTGCCACCATCATCAGATCTAATCTGATTTATATCTGCATGTATTCTACCTTTATGTGAATGTTTTAATATTGTTTCTATAAATGTAGTGTGTGCTTTGTTTATTTCTCTCGCGCTTGCTATTTCTTTTGCTATTTCGTGTGGATGATTTGCTAAAAAGTTTTTTGTAAAACTAGGTTTATTGGTCTTTGCAGTTCTGTCATATGGTAATTTTAAATAATCAAATACTTTTGCAATAGAAGCTGCAGCCCATATCTCTACATCTACGTTTGTTAGTTTTTTTATTTTTTGAAGTATAGTTTTCTCTCTAGATACTAAATCTTTTTTAATAGTATGTGCTTTATCTATATCTACACGAACACCATTGAATCTCATGTCGACAAGACAAGGAAATAATTTTGATTCTAATTTAAATATATCTGTAAGTTCTTGGGCATACAATTCTGTTTCTAATCTTTGCCAAAGCTTTAATGTAGACTCAGCATCTTGTTCTGCGTATTGACCAACATACATTGATGGTAGCTTCCATAAATCTTTTTTAGGATCTACCTGCCATGCTTTTGCTGCGGCTTGTAAAACTTTTTCATCTTTACCTTTACCAACATATTGTTTAGCTAACGAATCTAATCTGTATGATAATCTATTTTCATTTATTAATGATGCAGCTATCATGGTATCTACAATCTTGCCTGAGATATGCATACCATTTCTTCTTAACCAACACACATCATACATTGCATTGTGAAAGATAAATGTTTTATTTGAGTCTTTGAATAAATCTCTTAGCCAACTGAATACTAATGTTGTATCCATGTTGCCACCATTCTCATGACCTATTGGAAAATATCCTGACCAACCTTCCACGGCCAACGCTACACCAGCAATGTGTCCATTACCAACCACGTTCCCCGATCCACTTACCGTTAGATCTGGGTCATACGTTTCAAGGTCAACGGCTATCTCTTTATAGTGCGTCAGGTCTTTGAGTTCGTCTGGCATTACCCATTCAGTTTCCGGCGCGAACAATGGTGCTTGTGTAGTTCTCATTCTTCAAACCTACACTCACCAGCTATCGCCATGTATGCGGCGGCGTCGATGTATGTATCTTCGTTTGGGTTACCAAACTTTGTTCTTGCTATCTTTAACAAAGCTAACATCACAGCTGCGTCGTGTGCTGTAATTTCTTTATCAAGATAGGCTGACCAAAGTTTTCCTATGTTACCGTGATTAATTACTTTATCTCCGTACGTCTTTGCTCTTGGTCCTGAGATAAGTTCTTTTGCTATTTCTAATGCTTTCTCTGTTTTCATAATATGTAGGCTTTATTAAAATTCTTTGGATCAACTATGTGCAACTCTTTTTTAGTTCTTGTTGTTCCCGTGTAAAACAAACGATGTAATTCATCAGGATCATGACTGAAAGTTTCTAGTGCTGCATTGGTTAAGTCCTGTAGAATAAGAACTTTATTGGCCTCTCCTCCTTTTGCTCCGTGTATTGTTGACATTTTAATTCGAGGGTTTGCGTTTATCTTCTCACCGTTAGCCCTCATATTCCTTATATAGTTTTCTGTGAAAGTATCAAGTCCTTCAAAAGAGTCGTACCATACTTTATCAGTTTGTAATCCGTATTTCTCTTGGCACTCTTTCAATGTATATTTATCATCAGAACTAAATAGTTTACCCTCTCTAAATCCATCTGCCACATTTGTGCCTAAATATCCGTATATGTTTTTTACCTCAATGTGTGTGAGTTCTGAGCCCTTTCTCCACTGTTCCCAGTTTTGTAAAGCCATCAATAATTTTATATCAATAGAGTTTTTATCTTTGTATTGATAATACCAACCCCTCAATTCACATAGTTCTTTTACGTCATCTAAAAGATAATTTGCTGTAGCTAACACAAGCCATTGGCCCTCTGACATATTAACTTGTGTAAGATCAGAATATCTTTTTAAGATACCCTCTTCTGTTCTTGGTTTATATTGTTTATCAAATCTGTTCTGTACCTTGCTAATTATTCTTTGTGATAATTCATGTATGGGTCCACCAGGTATACGATAAGATTGTTCTAATACTTCTATTTTATCTACCTCTGATTTTAAAGCTATAAAGTGATCAACATCAGCACCCGCCCATTTAAATATTGCTTGGTCATCATCACCAGCTATGTATGTTTTCTCTGTTTCATCCCACATCTTTCTAACCATATCCCACTGTAAAGAAGACAAGTCTTGTGCTTCATCTATAAACAAAACATCAAAGGCATTTTTAAAACTACCTTGTGTGTATTCTACAATGAGATCTGTAAAATCTTTTTTACCTTTTTCTTTCTTAAATCTTTTTAGCTCTTCAGATAATAAGTATAATGTATTTCTTTCTATATCTAATATATTTTGTCTTGAATCATAGTACTCTAGTAGGTCCATCTGTTTAACTCTAGCTGTTTCTATTATGGTTAGATATTCATTATCAGAGTTGAATGTGCCATCTTCATTAGAATACTTTGCTGTCTTGATAGGTATATTACATTTCTTACCAAACTCTTTGTAATCAGAAGGAGACATCATCTTTTCTCTTGTCATGCCTAATCTTTGAAATGCAAAGGAGTGTAATGTTCTAAAGTTTTCTAGATCATTATCTATGTCTAACTCAAACTTCTTTGCGGCTCTCTCTGCTGCTTCTTTTGCAGCTTTCCTCGTAAAAGAAAAGTAACCTATTTGCCTAGGCCGCACTCCTTTTTGTATAAACTCGTCTACTAGATTTAGTAGTGTTGTTGTTTTTCCTGTTCCTGGTGGACCTAATATTATTGTTTTCATATCTTTTTATTTTCCTCTCTAATCTTTTTATTGTTGCCTCTGCCATATCAAGTTGATCCTTTACGATATGCCAGTGATATTTCCAGTTTGTACCTTTCATTAGAAATGTTCCTCCTGATATTTTATTTGTGTTGTGCTAGCTTCTACTTGTTTAAGAGTTTTTATTTTTATAAGTCTAGGTTGTTGTTTTTTAACTCTAACTCTTGACTCTTCAACAAATACATCTAGTTGTTTTATTAGATTACCTGTTTTGGTTTTGTCTAATTCCCAGTTGTTTTTCTTACAAAAATTGTAGAAGTCCTCCATTCTAAAATAAGTAAATTCTCTGTTGCTATCTGTGTATGGTAATTTGTTAAATACATCATCAAGTGTTCTTGCTGATTGTCTGTTAGTAGTCCAGTCTTGTAATAAATCTTCTATAACATTTCTTGCATCAAGAGATTCTAATGGTTCAATCTCTTGCACATTTTGTAGTAAAGGTTTTAAATAATATTGTTTCCAATCTTTTGCTTTTGGAACTGGCACTACTAAATTTGCTTGATCTAAACACGCTAGTGCAAATAAAGGTGAACTATATAATTGTTCTGATTTTAATTCTATTCTATTTTCATTTACATCTAAAAACCATTGCGGTGGTTTCGATGTATATTTGGTTAGGTTGCCCAAAAGAGGCATCTCCTCCTCACCATAACCTACTCCAAATCTTTTTGTTCTACATAAACCGGACTGGCATACTGCATTAATAGGTGCGTCCTTACATCTATATTTGTCATAGCCTTTTCTGTTTACTGATTTTATTAATTGCTGCACCTCGCTATTACTTAGCGGCGGATCCATATACTCAGCGTTTGCTTTAACAAGTTCGTCTTCCCAACTATCTGGTTTAGATTGCTTGTAATACACTGCAATATTAAATAACGCATTGTTTCTTGATCCCTGCCCAAAACCAGTTGCCGCTAGTTTATTTAAACAAGGTGGTCCTAATGCAAACGCTTCTTGTTCTGTGGTCTCATCAATCTTAATCTCTCTAATTCCTCTTTCTCCAAGAGATCTCTGATCATACAATGCACAGAAATGCTCAAGCGACAGAGCATTAGCGCTATCATCATACGCATAACGTAGTCCTTTCATTCCGTTGTAGTAGGGTAAATTTAAGAAATTACCTGTGTCCCCACGTTCCACAAGTATTTCTGTTTGTTTAGGGAAGATTTCACAACCTTCGTATCCTAAAACTTTTGCTATTTTTTTAAGTGTGCCCTGCATAAGAGATGCAGGTATAAATTCTTTTGAAAATAAGAATACGTGAGCTCCACCTGATTTTGATCTACAAACTATTAAGGGGAGATTAAGATTTCGTATGCTTTGAATGAGGCTAGCGTGGTCGAGATCGTAACTGTCAATATCAATACAGCCCCACCTACACGTAGAGTCTTCTCGTATAGGGATGATTCCGAGAGCCGGACCTTTTCCCTGTAAATGGTTCTCCCACAAATCATCGCTAACATTTTTTCGAACGATGTATGCCTTGCCTTTTTGTTTTCCGTTTTCGTCTTTGTCGCCTTTTTGATATTGTCCATATGCTATTTTTAATCCTTCAAATATATTTTTAAATTTGTTTATCATTCTATTTCTTTTTTTGCGGGGCGGCTCCAGTCTCCCATCACCGCCCCATTTTCCCTAGGGGGAAAATTAATACGGAACTTTATCTTCCGTAATCTCTTCTTTACCATGTTTCGCCTGAATAGCACCTTTTTTAATACTATCTGCAAAACTTTTTGCTTGCTCGTAAAGGGCCTTATCTTTAATAGGACCTATTTTGGACACAGCCCAACCAAACCAGCTACCCTTGTCGTTAGACTGAGGTACTGTTTTTAAGTTGTATAAGTGTGAGCACATTGGAGGTGTGAACATTCCGTTCTTACCCTGTAGTTTAATACCACTCATAATTGAGTTCCAATTTTTGCTCAACTTAAGCTGAGTCGATTTCATTGTGATCAGAGCAGTCTCTGCCCCATTGTCCTTAGACACTATCACAAAGTACGATGCAGTATTCTCAAGATAGTTACCATTCTTCAATCTATCTTTATTAGTTGAATCACGAGTTGCCTCGTGAATGATACCACTGCTCGCAGCATGTACTGCAACAGGTGCACCAGAACCCTCTCCTCTATCTTGCCATTCAATGTATTCTCGCTTGTAATAACAAGGAATTACATTGATTCCTTTTGTGCCGTCGTAAAGTTCGTGAGTCACAGTATTATAGATCATACCTGGTTCGGCACCATCTACATACTTAGAGTCTCTCTTATTTACTTGCGGCGATAGCTGTCCCAAGATTCTTAAGAATGGAAGAGCAAGGTCTTGCTGATCCATGTTCTCTAA